TAAAATACTTTATAATTATGTATATGCAGAAAACACTTCTGCTATAAAATGGTTAAAAGCTCTTGGGTTTACATTTGTAAAGTTGCATGAGAGTTATGGTTATCAAAAAAAACCTTTCTACGAATTTCTGAGGATCGCCTAGATGTGTGTTGCAGCATTTCCAGCAATAGGAGGACTAGCAGCAGGTACGCAATCAGCGTTATTCGCAGCAGGTTTAGGTCTTACTGCTGCCAATGCTTTTGCTCAAAGGTCTGCTGCTCAAAGTGCAGCCAATCAAGCTTATAATCAAGCATTAATAGCTCAACAATCAGCAGAAGATTCAAAAAGATTACAACAACAAGCATTAGCAGAACAAAAATCAGAAACAGAAAAATCTAAAGCACAAGATATATTTGCAAAAAATATTGAAGCTTTGCAAGCAAGTCGATCTATAATAGCTTCAGAACAGGCAGGTACAACTATAGGATTATTATTAATGGATCAAGAAAGACAGGCTGCTAACTATAGAGAATCAGTTAATCAATCATTAGAATCATTTAGAAGACAATATGAAAGAAATATACTTGCAACTGAAGCAGATTACAAGAATCGAATAAATCAATTACAAAGCAATGTAAATCAAGCTTATAACCAAATCCCTTCTTTAGCGAATACTTTGCTTAACGTAGCCACATCAGGTCTTAATTCTTACGTTTCTCTTTTACCAAACCCATGACGTCTAGTTTTCAAAGTACAGCTTTTGAATCCTTTGCAAAACCTGTAGATACTTTTGTAGCACCGCCAAGTGTTTTGCCTAAAACAGGAATTATGGAATTAGCAGATACCTTGAAATCCATTAACCCTGCACTACAAAATTACTTTGCTATAGAAATAGATAAAAAGAAACAAGAAGAAGAGCAACTTGGTATGGAAAAGGTTTTGCAAGCAAGCAAGCCTGAGTTACAACGTCTTATTAAAGCAGTACAAAAACAAGATGGCAGTAAGGCAGCTAGACAGTTAGTTGGCGGTAATATGTTTTTTAGAGCAGGGGTAGAAAAACAATTAGCTATTACTTTAGGTGGTATTGCAGAAACAAAAGCTAAAACTTTTTTCAATAACTACACAGTACAAAAACAGTTTAATGATGGCACAATAATCAACGTACCATTACAGCAATATAGTGTAGACTCTCCTGAGTTTCAGGCAGCTTTAAGTGAATATACTTCTACACAGCAAAGTGACGTATCAGGGATTAGATCAATCTATGTAAATGAATATTTTATTCCACAACAAAATCGAGCTTTACAAAAAATACATTTGTCACATCAAGAAGCACATAATGAATACAACATACAAAATGCTGAAAATAAAATTGGTGATACTTTAAAAAGTACTTTTTATAATATAGATGAAAACCAAGAATTAATAGAAAAAGGTATTTTAGAAGTAGAAGAAAATGAAACTGGTATAGATCAATCAAGACGTATTGTGCAAGATAATATAAATGAATTTGCAGTAAATGGATTAACTGAATCTGTATCTCCTTCTAAGATGATTGGAATTGTAAGTGATACTGCTAACAGTATATTTTTAGAGTTTGAAGATAAAGGATTAGATGGCTATGACGAAGTAAAAGATTTCTTAGATTATGTTGGTGAATTAAAAGTAGGACCACAACAAATCACAAAAGATGGCACTGTAAAACAATCAAAATTAAAAGATTTTTATAAAGACGATATAAGAAAATTAAAAGTTGATTTGTTAAATGCTAGTGAAAAGTTTAGAGAAGAAGAAGAAAGAGAAGCTACCGAAACTAGACAAAAATTATTTCTTGATGAGATAAAACAATATGGATTCTTTCAAGTTGTAGATGGCAAACAAAATAGAGATAGACTAAATAAACTTGCTGAACTATATCCAGAAGAATTAGATTTTTTAAAAGAGAAAATAGAAGTAGAAGATTTTGATAGAGATAATTGGTTTACCAATTTTGAAAATGATCTTAGGTTTAAAGGTGTATATGATACAAACCCTTCAGCAGCATATACAGAGTTAGTTAAATTTGAGAAGTCATTAGGTGTGACGATTACAGATGAAGACAAGCAAAACTTACAAAGACTTAAAAATGAAATAGAAGAAACTTTAGGTAAAGGATTAAGAACAAATAGAAGCACAGAGATATTTAATAATTTAAAAAGTGCAAAAGAAATAATTGGAGAAGAGAATATTAAAGGTATAGTGACTTTAGGAAAGCAAGAAACAGCAGATTTTTATGATTTAGAAAAAAGATATATTGATGCAATTAGGAAAATAGAAAGTGATCTTACTATCAAACCAGAAGATAGAGATAAGTTAATTAGAGAAGAAACTATTAAATTATTTGTTGATGCTGAAAAGATTAAACAAAATAAATATGATCCTACTGGAATTATGGCTGAAGTAGAAGAAAGATTAATAAAACAAGGATTAAGACAAAAAACAACAACTCAAACAAATCCTTTTATTAATCAAGATAACCAAACTAAGAAAACTGGTACTGAATTATTGTTTGGTGGTAAGAAAGATAATATTGAAGGCGGTGCATTTACACCTTCTACCCCAGAAGATGAAGCAAGAGAACGCAAACTAAATCAAACAGAAGAACTAGATGAAATATTAAAAGGAGTAGATAAGACTAAAAAAATACCACAAACTAAAATAGAACAAATGTTATTAGCTGTAGGATTTAAACCAGCAGATGCAAAAATTATGGCTGCTGTAGCAATGGCAGAGTCAGCAGGTGATCCTATGATTGATACAGTAAAATCAGGTTTAGATCCTCAAAAGAAAAACGAATTTTCTATAGGTCTTTTCCAATTAAATATGATTGATGACTTTTTAGAAGAAAGGTTAAGGTTGTTTGATATTGAATCAACAGATGAATTATATGACCCTATTGTTAATGTAATAGCAGCTAAACGCTTATTTGACCAACAAGGGTTTGGTGCGTGGGGTGCTTATACAAATAACTCCTACAAACAGTTCCTTACTGATTAAAGATGACAGATTCAAATTTAAATAACAACCAACCTATAAGTGGCTTTGAAATTGATACTAACTTTTTACAGCCTATAAATAACGATATATATAAACAAACAGAAAGTTTTTTAGATTGGGATATAGATGTAGATTTAGAAAACTCTATAAATAATTTTTATACAGAAGGTGACGAAGGTACATTTAAAGATGAAAAAGGAGATCCATATAAACAAGCAGCAGGTTTAGGTCTTGAAGTTGGTGCTGGTGTTCTTACAGATAAATTAACTTTAGGTCTATTAGCAGGTGGTCCTGTTGGTGTTGGTGCTTATGGTGTTATAAATTTTGGTTCTGGTTTTGGATCAAGCATACTTGCACAGAAAACCAGAGGTGAAGACAAGATAAATTATGGAGAAGCTATATCAGCAGGTTTAATACAAATGATACCTTTTGGATCTACAGCAAAAGGAGCAAAAGGTTTAAGAAGGGCTGCTTTGCAAGGTGCTTCAACAGCAGTAGCAGATAGACAAATACAAAAACTTATAAACGAACAAGAACTATTATCACCAACAGAATTTACAACTTCTGCTACTCTTGGTGCTGGTTTTGGTCTTACCTTCAAAGGTGCTATAGATGCTCTTGAAGGTATTAGTAAAAAGTTTACTGGCAAGACAGCACAAGAAATAAACAACACAATTACTACAGAAGAAAAGAAGCAAGTAGATGAAATAATAAAACAAGCTAGTGAGTCAAAGAAGTTTGTAAATGAACAACCAAATAAAACAGAAACAGTAGAGACTACAAAACCTAAAAGAGTATTCCAACTACCTAAGTCTTTACAACGTATGAAGCCTAGATATGGGTTGGCAAGCATACAGTTTGAATCTGAACTAGATCAAGTTGCTTATATTATTAGAAGTAATAAAAGTAAATCTAAAGCTGAAGATAGAATTGTAGAAGCATTAGAAGCTCAAGGGTTTTCAAAATCAGAAATAAAAGCTCATGGTGTAAAGGTTCACCAAAAAGTAAAAGATATGGTTACAGAAATGACAGGTAGTGCTAAAGCATCTCCTGATAATACTTCTGGCCTTGTCTTAAAAATACCAGCAGATGCAAAATATCTTGGTGAGTCTGTTAGTACAGTTGCTAAAAAGAAAAAACAAGACTTAGGAGATAAGACAAAAACACCACAGCAATATACAAACAAAGGAGTTAAAGGTACTTTTCAAGAGGGTATAGATCAAACAATTAGAGAAATGAAAGATAATAATGTATTTGAAGGTAGAAAGTCTCAGTTAAAAACAAAACTTGGTGCATTAAATAAATATGATGACAGAGTTATAAGTCTTAAAAATTCAAAAAGAATAAGAGCTATGGCAGAAGAATATATAAAATTTTATGGTGAAAGACCACCTGATGAATTGGCTTACGCTTTAGCACAAAACGTAGTGTTGGCTTCAGATGGAGTTGTTAATGCAAATACAAAATATGTAAATGCTCTTGATAGTAAAGATTTTAAATTAATAGAACAAGCAGCAGATGAATTAGATGACGCTTTAGAGAAAGTAGAAGAGTGGTTGACTATGGACATAAAAGCAGTTAGAACTCCTTTTGGTCGTGTAGGTAAAACTTTACAAGCTAAACCTGATTCTGGAATCGAAGGTAAAACCCCAGAGGAAGTAATGGATATGACACCTGCACAAAAACGAGAAGCAACAGAACAAGTAGGAGAATCAACTTTAGATTTTAATGAAGCATTAAGAGAGAAAAAAGATTTTAGAGCATTATTAAAACAACGTATTAGAGAAGCAAAAGAATCAGGAGATTTAGATGATTTGTATAGATTAGCAAATCGTATTGAACGCACAGATGGCAAAGTAGAACAGATAGTTGCCATGAAAAAAGTAGATGGTTTTATGGGTGCTTTAGATAAAACAATGAGAACAGTTAACGAAGTAGGTATCAATGCGTTACTTTCTGCACCTACTACTCAAGAAGTTAACTTTATATCAGGAGTAGCACAAAGTTATTTAGCAGCTTTAAAGTTGGCTTTAGGTTCAAACAATCTTAAAGAGTTAGAAGGTGCTAAAAAACACTTATTTGCTTTACATTCTAATTTAAATTTTGGTCTTAAAGCTTGGAAAAAGTCTTGGGATATGGAAGATAACTTTGTAAATATTGGAAACTTTAAAGGTGATACTGGACAAAGATTTATGATTTCTTCTGATGGCGATAATTTAGCTTCTAGGTTTGTAGATAAAACAGGTAAATTTATAAGACTGCCAATGAGATTGATGACATCTACTGATGCTCTGATACAAGCTCCTAACATTATTGCTGCTGCTACTTTTGAATCTTTCAATGAAGGTCTTAGGCTTGGTAAGCAAGGAGATGAATTAGATAGTTTTATAAAAGGTCATGTCGATTCAATTCTTCAATATTATGCTGAAAACGGAAAGATACCTTTAGAAAATGCGTTAACAGAAAAAATATTAAAACAAGCACAGGATTTTGGTAAAACAATAACCTTTACACAAGATATAAGAACAGAAGATACTTTTGGACAACTTGCTTCTAATTTAAATAAATATGCTAACAAACACCCACTTGCTAGATTTTATTTTTCTTTTACAAAAGCACCGACAAACATTTTGAAATCAAACGCAAGATTACTTCCTATTGTCAATCAACCTATGGTTATTGATACAGGTAAAGGTTTTACTAATTTAAACCTATTAAATCAAGTACTTTTGCCAGAGATAAGAAATGATTTGTTAAGTGCAGATCCAATCATTGCACAACAAACAAGAGGTGAAATACGTTTAGGTATGGGTCTAGCAATGCTGATTGGTGCAACTGCTATGGACTATAGAAGAAAATTAAGAGATGAAGAATTTGTACCTCCAATTATATTGACAGGTGGTGGTCCTGATTTTCAAAAACCAGAAGGTGCTGCTATGTGGAAAGCTATGTGGAAAAATGGTTGGCGACCATACAGTAAAGGAACTTTGCAGTATGACGAAGATGGCGAACCTTTATTTGGTGATGATGGTGAACCAGTATATGAGTATGAAACTTACGAAAATATACCTGAACCTATAGCTGGCTATCTACGTCTGATGGTAGATTTTATCAACGCTTCTGGTGTAATTGGTGAGAAGCCTTATGACGATTTTACTATTGGTTGGGTAGGTGCAGTTGGTAGGAATATATTTAACAGAAGTTTTACAGCACAAATAAATGAATTGATGAATATATTTCAAGCAGTACCAAAAGTAGGAGAAGGAGATGAAAGCGAAGTTGACAGTCCTACAAACTATAGACTTAAAAAGTTTTCAGAATATGTAGGCAGACAATTAGTTGGAAGACTAATACCATACTCAAATTTAGGTGCAAGATTAAAACAAACACCAGCAGACGTTTTGAAAATAATGGGTTTTAGTGATGAAGAAGTACAGCTTTTACAACAGAGAGTTGATACAAAAGTTAGAGAAGGTGATGTAATAAATCAAGAACTTTCAATAAGTGATCCTGATTTTAATAAACATAGTATGTATCAAAGAGCTTTGAGAGACATAATAAACCAATCACAAGAAAAATTTATGGGTCTAAATTATGATTTACCTTTTATGTATGAACACATAACTAACGAACCAGTTTTATATCCACAAAAAAAAGGACTAGATTTATTTTCTTTATCAAGGCATAGTAGAAGTAAAAATTACAAGATTTACAAAGCACAAGCTTTGATTGGAAGAATGTTACCAGAACCCAAAGAAATAATTACAGGTACTATTAGAGGTGGAACTGAAACAGTAACACCTATTAAATTAACAACAGGTGATTACAATAAATTAAAAGAAGTTATAAATACGCAAAAATTAAATTATGACGGATTTGGAGAAAAAACAATACTTGAAACTATGAACAATTATTTGGAATCACCAGCCTATACATCAAGAGCAGGTATTGTAGAAGAATATGGATTGACTAACGCTTTGGGTAAAAAAGCAGCACAAGAAATATATTTAGATTTGGCTGAGATAAATAGAACATATATTAAACATGGTGAAAACTTATATTTTGAAAGCAGAGGTCAAAATGAATTACAGCAAAGAGTAGACAAAAAGAATAAAATTAAAGAAGAATATTACAATGCACTTGAGAAGTCTTTGAACACCTTTACTAAATAGTTATGGCTACCAACACGATACCAACCAAGCAAACTCATACAGCAGCTAATAATAGTAGCGGTAATACTTCTGGTCCTTATGCAATATCTTTTGATTACTTATCTGAATCTGATGTAGAAGTTAGAGTTAGCAATGTTTTAAAAACACAAACTACACATTATACATTTCCTACAAAATCTACAATTCAATTTACTTCTGGTAATTTTCCAACATCAGGAGCAACAATAGAAATTAAAAGAAATACCGATATAACAATACCTAAAGTTGATTTTGAAGATGGGTCTGTTCTTACTGAATCTGATTTAGATAATAACAGCAAGCATATCTTATTTGGTATGCAAGAAACTAAAGCAGATGTAGAAACTCTTGTTAGTACTTTTGTTGGTTCTTCTGCTCCTACAGGTATATCTAACGGTGCTAGATGGTATGACACAGTATCAGGTCGTACTTTTATTTATTATGTTGATGCAGATTCAGCACAGTGGGTAGAAGCAAATCCTCCTTTTGGTGTTGGTGATTTATCTAATGTAAACCTATCGAATCTTACTAATGCTCATATTGCCAGTAATGCAGCAATAGCACAGTCTAAATTGGATTTATCAATAACTAATACTGAAGTAAACAACAGTGCTGCTATTGCACAATCAAAACTTAATTTATCAATAACTAATTCAGAAGTTAATAATAGTGCAGCAATAGATTCATCAAAATTATCATTTACTCAAACTGGTACAGGTGCAACAGCAAGAACTGTAGATTCTAAATTTAAAGATTTTGTATCAGCAAAAGATTTTGGTGCAGTAGGAGATGGTAGTAATGACGATACAGCCGAGATACAAGCTGCAATAAATACTGGTAAACCAGTATATCTACCAAAAGGTACTTATAAAATTACAGATACATTAATTTTAAATCAAGGGTATAGAGCTTTAATAGGTGATGAATGTATGCCTGTTATAGAAATGCACACTGAAAATAAACCAGCTATAGCAATAACAGAACCTAGCTCAGGTTTAAATGAATACAGTAGAGTAGAAAATTTATATATACAAAGAAAAGTTGGTGGTAGTTTTACTTGTCCAAATTACAATGCAATACTGACTGAAACTTTAGCTGGTGTAATTGTTAGTGGTCATGGTTCTAGTACTGCTGCTGCTGTACAAAGTACAAGAATAAGTAATTTAAGAGTTGGTAATTTTGCAGTTGGTTTTTACTTTGCTGATTGTGTAGGTGTAACTGTTCATAAATGTTTTACACAGAATTTAGCAACTTACACAAATGCTACTCAAACTGCTAATGGAACAACAATTACTTCTAGTATGTTTGGTGTTGGTTTTTACTTTGATGCAACAAGATTTGGTTCTGGCTCTATATCACCTTTAGCTAGTATAGAACTTGTAGAATGTGACGATGGTAGATCAGGTGATCCTACAACTATTCAAAGTGTTAGTTTTTTAGTTGCTGGTAGTGGAGATATAAGAGATATATTTTTTCAAAGATGTGAATCTTCACACGCTGATTTTGGTTGGCGTATAAATGGATCAGCTACTACCGATCTTAATTGGGATGTGCATATTATTAGACCAATAGTTGATGCTTTTAAAACTCATGGAATGTTTATAGAAAATGTAAATGGTGTTGGTGCTGTAAGTATTGTAGGTGGATATTTTGTAGGAAGTACTGATGCTGATGCTGCTATCAAAGCAAATACTAGTAACGGTATTTCAATAACAGGTGGTACACAAATATTAGGAATTGGCAATAACTCAAGCAACAATACAGATGACGGAGTGAGATTCGATAGTTGTAGTAGCTGTCTTGTAGTCGGTAATAGATTTGCTAATTTACAATATGCTGTATCTTTAAATGGAACAAGTTATTCTACTATTCAAGGAAATGTTATAAGTGCTGCTGCAACTGAAACTGAAACGACTCCAACCTTAAGTGAAGCTATAAGACTATTTAATACTTCAACTCGCAATACAATTATGGGAAATACAATTAGAGGTAAAGATACATCTGGGGCTGCTCAATATACTCATGGAATTAATATTGCTGCTTCTGCTGATGCAAAAAATGTACTTATTGGTAATGTTATTGATCCTAATACAGTTGCTAGTGAAATCACAGACAATGGAGGTAATACAATTAATGCTAACAATATGATTACTTAATTTATTTTTTATTATATGATTTAACTATGGCATTAAATTTTCCTACTTCTCCATCAACAGGTGACGTTCATCAGGCATCAAATAGTCTGTCTTATTTCTTTGACGGTGTTAAATGGATAACACAAGGCACTTATGATACAGGAACTATTAATGCAATAAAACTAGATAGTCTTACCAGTAGTTTCAATGGTTCACTAACTACTTTTAATCTTACATCTAACAATGTTGCTGTAAAACCAGCTAATGCACAATCAGTACAAATAAGTTTAGGAAATGTAATACAAGAACCTGTAACTGCGTACACTATAAATTCAGTTCAAGGAACAATTACTTTTGCTTCTGCACCTGCATCCAACACTGCATTTTTTGGAATTGTATTTTCAAGATTACCTATAGAAACTACAGTTACTAATGTTAGTGATGGAGTTATAACAGATATAAAAATAGCCAGTAACGCGGCAATAGCTCAATCAAAATTAAATATATCCGATGCTACAACTTCTGCGTCTGGTTTCATGTCAAGCACTGACAAGACAAAATTGAATGGCATTGAATCTAATGCCACCGCAGATCAAACTGATGAAGAGATACAAGATATTGTAGGTGCTATGGTTTCTGGCAATACAGAGTCAGGAATAACAGTTACTTATCAAGACAGTGATGGCACATTAGATTTTTCTGTTGCAAGTCAAACTGATAATAATTTTACAGACGCAGATCATACCAAACTTGATGGAATTGAAGCATCAGCAACAGCAGATCAGACAGCAAGTGAAATTGTCGCTTTACTATCAGGTCAAAATATAACTACAGGGGTTATAGAGTCAACTATTGATAGTGCTAATAATACTTTAAAAATAGAAACAACAACTTCTGGTGATCCCAAAGTAAGCTTTAACGCTGCTGGTTCTGGTGGACATGATATAGAGTATATACGTAGTAGTAATACACTTAACTTTAAACAGGGCGGTGGTTCTGTTCGTATGTCCATAGCTGCTGATGGGACTGTTAATATCGTTGGTAATTTAGACGTTGGTGCTGGTATTGATGTAACAGGAAATATAGGAGCATCTGGCAATGTAACAGCAAGCGGTTTCTTATCTTCTACAGGTGGTTTAAATACAAATGGTGATGTAGTAATAGGAAATGATACTGCTAAATTAAAACTAGGAACTAGTGATGATCTGCAAATTTATCACGATGGCAGTCATAGCAGAATTGTAGATTCTGGTACTGGGCATTTAATAATACAAACTAGTGAACTTAACCTCATGAACGCTGCTGGCAATGAGGACATGATTAAGGCTACTGAAAACGGATCAGTAGAACTCTATTATGATGGAGCTTTAAAAGCAGAAACTAGAAGTGATGGTTTTGAAATAAAACAACATCTTACAATGGGAGATAGCGATGAAATTCGTCTAGGTAATAGTTCAGACCTAAAAATTTATCATAATGGAAGTAATAGCTATATTGATGATAACGGTACAGGTAATTTAGAAATAAGAACTGTTAATGGAACAAAGGTTACACTTCAAGGTGGAACCGATGCAATGCTTAACGCTATTAAAGATGGAGCAGTAGAGTTATATCACAATGGTAGTAAAAAGTTAGAAACTACAATTGGTGGTGTACTTATTGCTAATGGAAACATAAGTTCTGTCCCTGCTGGTAACGGTACAGCATCAGGTGTTTCATTAGATACAACAGGTGGAGATATTTTTACTGGAAGAGTATTTATTCAAGGAGATAACAAAAGTGCTGATTCAGATTTTTTAACTGGAATAAATAACAATGGTTCTCAGCTAGTTTTTTATGATTATAGTAATACTGAACATTTACAAAAATGGAATAAAAACGGATCAACAGAGTTAAATTATGATGGCAGCAAAAAGTTTGAAACTTCAAGTGGTGGTGTAACTGTAACAGGAACAACAACTTCTAATTATTTAACGCTTAGTGCTGTAAATCCTAGTATTACGTTTACTGATACTAATGATAATCCTGACTTTAAATTAGAGTCTAATTCTGGTCAATTTAAAATTATTGACACAACAAATAGTGCAGATAGATTAATCGTACAAAGTAGTGGAGCAATAGATGTACAAAGTAATCTTACAGCAGTATCATCATCTTCTGTACCAGCCTTAACAGCCAAAGGTGATGGCAGTTCTCAAGATGGATATATTCAACTTAATTGTTCTCAAAATAGTCATGGAGTAAAAATAAAAGCACCACCTCATAGTGCTGCTGCGAGTTATACCCTAACCTTGCCTGATACAGATGGTAGTGCTAACCAAGTTTTAAAAACAGATGGCAATGGTAATTTAAGTTGGGTTAATCAAAGTAGTGGAGGAGGTGGTTCTTCTATAGGTGGTGATACAGGCGTTGATTTTAACGATAATATAAAAGCTAGATTTGGAAGTGGTAATGATTTAGAAATTTATCACAATGGAACGGATACCTACATTGATAATACTAATGGTGAATTATTTATAAAAACAACGACAAAATTTAATTTAAGATCGGATGGTAATGAAGCAATGATAGTTGCCACTCCAAATGGAGCGGTGGAGTTAAAATATGACAACAATACAAAGCTAGAAACAACAAGTTATGGAGCTTTAGTAACAGGAACAATGTCTGCTGGTAGTGGTAATTTTGATGTTGCAGACAATGGTAAATTTAAAGCTGGTAATTCTTCGGACTTACAAATTTATCACGATGGTACGCACAGTTATATTACTAACTCTGCTGATGTAAATACTTTTTATATACAAACTTATGGTCAAAATGCGATTAAATGTATTGCACAACAATCAGTAGAACTTTACGAGAATGGAACTAAAGTTGCGGAGACAACCGCAGGCGGTTTTAATGTAGAAGGCGTTACATATAGTAACGGCTTAGACATGGACGATAACCATAAAATATTACTTGGAACAGGTGATGATCTAGAAATTTATCATAATGGGACTCATAATTATCTTGATAGTAGTAATGGTCATATATATTTAAGAGTCAACAGTACAGAAAATGGTATTAAAATCACACAGAATGGAAATGTAGAAATTTCATATGATGGCAGTAAAAAGTTTGAAACTTCAAGTGGTGGGGTATCAGTTACAGGTAATGTTGATTGTGACGGCATCAGAATGGGTGATAATGATGAAATTCGTTTAGGTGCTGGTGATGATTTAAAAATTTATCACGATGGATCGGATTCGTATATTGATGAAGTAGGCACAGGTTCACTTAGTATTAAAGCTAGTGGTCTTCGTTTGCGTGGTCTAAATAATGTTGATTTATCAAGTTATGATAATAATGAAAATATGCTTAGAGCTTTTCCTAACGGAGCAGTAGAACTTTATTACGATAATACAAAACGTTTAGAAACAAAATCAGACGGAGCTAGGTTTACAGGTCATTTATACGCTAATGATAATGAAAAAATACGTCTTGGAACTGGACATGATTTAGAAATTTATCACGATGGAAGTCACTCGTACGTTGCACATGATGGAACTGGAGCTTTAAGAGTTAGAGGAGATCTTGTTCAAATTACTGATATTGCAGGCGGTGGTGGTGGAGACAGTATGGCTACATTTACCTCTGGCGGGTCTGTAGCACTGTACTACGACAACAGTAAAAAGTTTGAGACAATAACAAGTGGGGTTACTGTTTCTGGTGATATAAATTTAACTGGTGAACTTAATTTAACAGGTGGTTCTGATGCACAAAGATTTTTTGATGCAGCAGTAGGTACAAGTGCTTTAACTTTTAGAGGTTGTACAAGTGGTGATGCTAACCATCAAGAAATGGCAAGATTTTTTAGAGGTGGTGCTTGCGAATTAAATCATGCTGGAACTAAAAAATTAGAAACTGCATCAGGTGGTGTAACTGTGACTGGACTTTTAACAGCAACTGCTTCAAATCTAGATACTGGTGAGTTTGGGATGACAACTGCAAGTGGTACTCCACAAGCTAGATTTATGGATTTTGGTTTCTTAAATCACAGTATGAATATGAGAAGAACAAATGGTGGTGAAGCTGGTCATACTAACTTTTTAACTGTTGCTTCTTCGTTAACTGTATCCGGTGATTTAAATGATACTTCTGATGAAAAATTAAAGAAAAATATTGCATCAATAGCAGATGGTGCTATTGCAATAATAAAACAATTAAGGCCAGTTACTTTTGACTGGATTGATGAAAATAGAAATAATAATGTTAGTGGGTTTATAGCTCAAGAAGTTAAAACGGTATTGCCAAATCTTGTTTATGGAACAGAATATGATCCAAGTTTAGTTGACGAAACAAAAGGTAGTAAAGGTGGAATTAAAAGTGAAGGATACTCTGTTAACACAGTTGGTATAACTGCACATCTTACAAAAGCATTGCAAGAAGCTATTGCTAAAATAGAAATATTAGAAACTAAAGTTGCAACATTAGAAGCTGCTTAGTATATTATGAAAACATATAACCAAATTATTATGCCAACACCAGAAGAAAAGCTAAACGAAGTTCAAGAACGTTTTAATAAAAATGTTGCTAAAGCACAACAGCTAGAACAGGAAATAGCAAGATTAAAAACAGAATTAAATAGTTTACAACAACCACTTCTTGAAGATCAAGGTGCTATAAAAACTTTAAAACAAATAGTAGAACCAGTTGAGCAACCAGCTTAACTAATATCACAAAGGATTTATTATGGCTATTACTTGCACTTGGGAAATCAACGGCACTGCTTGTAAAAGAGATGTTGCTGATGGTTATTTTACTAATGTTGTCTATCGTGTAAAAGGTATGGATGACGGTACAGAAAAAGCTAGACGTACAGGAGAGGTAGTATATACCAAACCTGAATCATTGCCATCTGGTTTTATTGCTTATGACACCTCTGCAAAAACCCCAGACAGTGCAACAATGGTAACTTGGGTTAAAGATGCTTTAGGTTCAACTGAAGTTGCTGCTATCGAAGCAAGTTTAAAAGCAGAAATTGATCTTATTAACACACCAGTACAAGCAACAGGTGTAGCTTTTTAAGAAAAATTGGAAATAAATCTGCCTGATTTACCAGATACAGATTATATTCTTACTCCACCCACAACAATTTTTTATCCCCCTGTGGCAGAGGAACCTTATTTAGACCCTCTACTTCTTCCAAGTCTGGAACAGGTAGAGTCGGGCTTGGCAAGTCAGGAATCTTCTGCTGAAGAAGAAACAACATCTTTAACGGAGGAAGGGTTACAGCTAACACCAGAAACAATACCGACAAACCTGCCAAACCCCAAAGAAACTTTATCAAGTGAAGAAGCTATCGCTACCTTTACTATACCTTTCTATGGTGAAATGCCTATACCTGCACCAGAAGTGATAGCTTCTAGTGTAATAGCAGCAGGTACAGCTTCAGTTGCTAGTGTAGTTGGTGGTATTGCTATGCAATCAGTACTAGCTTTTATTAAAAAAACATTTAAGAAAATCTTTACTAAAGTTCTTAAAAAAGAAGTCGCAAATGTGAAAGAAAAGATGGATAATAATAAAGGTAGCTAGAGTTCACATACCTGTACGTGTGGCGCGTCTAACTAGCTACTTAAATTTTTCTGCGTTAGCTTTTACATAACTTCGTATATTGATAACATCATTACAAATATATGCGAACTTAGATTTAGGATTTATCATATAGCCAGCACTGTGGAGTTGTGAACACTTTAAAACTCTCACTAATTGCTTATCATGCTCTTGCTTGTCTAGTTCTTCTTTGGCTAACTGTAGCTTTACTTTTGCTAGTTCAGAACACGTATCATTATTAGCTCCTAATGGAACCATCCAAGAAATTTGAAATCCCCATCCTTGATTAACACTATATGTAGGCCCTTCTGGATTAGGGTTTCTTGCATCATTACCTGTATAGAAAGGAGTAAATGCCATTGTTGGTTGACTACATACTAAATTTCCAAACTGCAACTTACCTGTCATTCCATTATTAACATTCATATTCTGATTGATAATACTAGAATTACCAATCGCATTAGGTTGAGCTTGTACGTTTGTATTGCCTTCAGCTCTTACCTGATTACTGGCTAAACACAGACAAACTAGTGATAACGCTTGTAGTCGTAATCGTATCATTCTGCGTGATTTGTTCTATTTTATCCCCTGCCGATCTTGTGGTTATTTGTAATGACCAATCAGCAGTAGCAGTATTGGGAGTGAAGATTGCATCTGAATGTGTTATACCACCAGACGAAGCACTTGTGACAGCAATGTTTGAAGCTTCCCAACTGGTTAAAGCTGATCCGTATTTTTCAGTAACTATACTTCGAGTAATAGTTTGAGTAGTATTTTCAGTTCTGTTAGAAGAACCAGTACTCCACGTTGGCACTCCGTTTGCATAACAAGGAGCAACTAAAAATAAACTTAGTAAGAGTAGCTTTTTCATTTGATGCCTACTTTAGAGTTCTTATTATCTACTATAGTATCTTTTTTCTTTTTTATCGAAAATCCTAGTGACGCAGTGGAAGCACTGAAGATCGAGGCTATGAAAGTTGGATCAAAATCTACAATCTTTTTACCAGATGGAGGTTCGTAGTATGAGAGAGATAATAATGTTGCCGACCACAGAAGTACGCAAACTTTTACAATGGTTTCGACTTTACTAGGTTCTTGTTCTTCCATAGAAGTGCAAACTCTTGTCTAATACTAGCAATGTAGCTATGTTTGGAAAGTAACACAAAATTATTATGCTCAAACTCTTAAAACCAATACTACTAAAGTTTTTTACTACGACTGCTGTAAAACGACTTATCGTAGATTTGCTTCGTGCAATCTGTAAACAGACCTCGAATACTCTTGATGACAGGGCTGTTGATATGTTAGAGCAACAGTTGTTTCCTAAAATGAACTGATATGAATCACAAAGAGTTTTTTAAGATTCTTATTGGCAACCCACCGCCAGAAATAGAGTTTGAAATCGAAGTCAAGCAACGTGAAGCAGAACAAATGCCTGATGAAGCTGTTAGAGCATACTGCTTAGACCTAGTTAAATACACAAGACTACAAGATTTGCTTTTGACTTCAGCAATATCTCGTATATCAGAGATAGAAACCAAACTATACAAGTATGAAAGAGGTATGAAACTATATAAAAAAGTAAGAAAACTAGGTTTCTTTGGTAAGATAAAGTATCTTCTTACTGGCAATACAGGTAAGAAATGATTATATTATTTAAAAACAAGACTAATCATGGATAAAAATTTTAAAATCCTAGAAAAGTTACATTTACTTCTTGC